TTGACTTTCCCGGACACCTTGTCTGACCGAAGGTGCGCGAAAGCCACTTTTTCCTTCCTGAGTTATCCACAAAGTTATGCACTTGCAAGAGGGCCATTTTCTACATATTGTGGTGGCTAACAGATGAAATGAATGTAGATTAATTGAAGATAAGGAGAAAATTTGAGATGCAATCATGACGTTAATAGATAGGGTCTGCATTACAGACCCCACCCGCATCAAGGAATTAGCCGTTCCCTGATGTTTTTCCGAAAACATGTGCCGTAAGCTCACGTTAACGACTTTCATTCACCGAATCCAACTATATAGGGGTTGGGTTTCTACGTCAACGTGAGCAAGTGCACCTTTACATTTGACAAGGAACCACCTGAATGAACGCTTTTTTTCAGTTCCTGAGTGCATTTTTAGATGCGCCTATTATTAGCCAGATTCTGGCTATTATCCTCATCATCGTTTTGATTTTGCTTTTAAGGTCAGTAAAAAATGGAATTATGCACTGGCTTACTTAATGTTTCAGTGAAACATTAAAATCTCCTTGATGTGGAAACAATCATTTTCTGTATGTGCTGGTGGGCACCTGTAGTTCAGCTTTCGTTGGCATTTAACTTCGTCTTTGCTTTCTCCACCAGCAACTTCCAGATGCCTATTTCATTAGCAGCCGCCTTGATGGCGGCATAAAAAGCATCTTGCTGATCGTAACGCTGGATCTGTTTTTTCAGTTTTGCCTCCACCAATTTAATTTCATTACGTGCTTTCTGAAGCCGCATCACCGCCCGGTTACATCTGTTCTTGTATAGCGTGTTAATCTCTGACAATTGCTTTAATTTACCAGCCTGACTGCGGATTATCGCCTCCCTGGCTTCTGCCGTGCGTCTCATCTGATCTCTTAAGAGTTCACCGTTTTCGATAATTCTTTCAAGGTGTTTGATGTGATCTGCAACTCTCATACTTCACCCTCGCTTGTATCACCAGCGTCCACCAACGACAATAAAGCCCTGGCCATCTTATGAACCAACAGTGCATCAATAATGCCAAGCGTATGCCCCGGCTTAATGTTTAATGCTGCCTCAAGATGACACCTTTCCAGACCGCTTTTCTCGGCTTGTTTATGATGATATGGCGTAATAACGTCGCCCAAAACACGGCTAATTCTTTCTCGTAATTGCTGGGTGCCAGCACACTTGATCGCTGTATCGTGGAGACGGTTAACCAGTTCGCGATAAACATGCGGCTTAATGCGGATACGTTCACCGGTGACGCCCTTTCCTGGCGCTGGCACCGAACTATCCGGAATATCCGGATAGTTGCCAGCCTCGTAAGCTACCCGCAGCCAGTGCATGAATGTTTCAGTGGACACACAACCACAGTCCACATCGATTTTCCCGCGTTGCTGTTCCAGCCATTGCCCAAAATCCAACCTGTAAGTCTTACTTTGGCTTACAGGTTGGCTACCCTGAAGCATGGCAGCGTGGCAGGCATACTCAACGCCCTTAACTGCATCTGCGCAGTAGTTATAGCGATTGCATTCCACTAATTTCCGTTTGAGTTTTTCAATTGCCTGCGCGACATCAGCCTGTATTACAGGAACTGGCGGAACGGCTGTTTGCTCTCGAACGTCATTAGTCGCTATCGGTTCTGCTGCCAACTGACTGGCATATTTGTTAATGGTAACGATAAGCTCTTGCTCAGCCTCATCCAGACAATCACCGATACCTCGCCTGTCACCGTCAAAATCATCGAAATCGGCACGAATCTTGGCAACCTTCAGGATTGCGGACAACACCTCACTAGGAATTACCGGATAGTTGGTTGACGTTTCCGCGATTTCCCGAAAATTATTGGTTGACGAATTCTTGTTTTCCCGAAAGTTTCCGGACTGAAGCATGGCGGCGCGGCAGGCGTTCCAGCCATCTGCGTAACAATCTCTGTGTGTCTTGAAATATGTCACCGCCCTTGGTACATCGTTTACGTCTATTTCATCCGGCACAACCGGCGCAGGTGAGTCAGCATAAACAGGAATAACGTCCGGTTGCTCTTTATTGCTTTCATCCGTTAAAGCCCAGAATAATTTCCCGGCCGGATGTTTGAAAATATAAGCAACTGGTTCTGCTTCCAGCGATGCCAGAGCAATTCGTGCCAGTTCTTCCGCTTCTTCTGCTGGCAGTACAACGTTGCTACCAGGTCCGTATGTTTCGCGCCACTGCTTGATTGTCAGTAGTCGCTCTTTGGTAATAGTGATCATGCCGCGTTTCCTTCTTTCTTATTAACAATTACACCGTCATATATTTCATTAAGGTGCCCTCTCAACTCCATGCGCCTTAATGCAGATAACATGTAATCGCATTCAACCTGCTTATTTCCAGTAAATGGCTTATCGTCAGGATTACCCCAACAGCAATTACCCTTGGGCCACCCATGTACTTTCCGTACTCTTCCGTTAACAACGTGAAGTAATCCCCAGCCAGGTGGTAAATCCTCAATTGAAATAATTCCCGGCTCACTAATAAAGAATCGCCAGTCGCCCATTCCAAGAGACGGATTTTTACGAAAACGCTTTTTTCTATCTGCCAACAAGTCAGCACGAGAACACTTCGCCTCTATCAGGCATGATGCTGAATTTCTGAATCCCATAGCATCTGGCTGTTCTCCGGTACTGGTTACAGCTATAAAGCGGTCATGAAAACAAACCTTGAACCCGTTGCGCTTAAGGAACTTGTACGCAATCTGACAGAGTTCGCGGTGTGTTAACGCCATATCACTCTCCTTTGATGCGAATGCCAGCGGCGCGGATTGCAGCGATGACTTCAGAAACTTTGTATGCCATTACCGTTTGGTAATCATCGTGAAAATCTGTTCGATGAAGCATGCTGCTACGTTCCGGGAGCGATATTTCCCGAGCATCCAGTTCCTTAACGCGTTCCTCCAGTTCGTAGACCCTGCATTGTTCTCTATCATCAATCAGATATAACCCAAGACATTCGCTTTCTACCCAACCGCCAAAATCATGATCGTAACGCTCACATGAAAACTCACCGTCACCGTCCTTTGTTGGAATGGTGTAACTATCTAATGGGCCACCATATGTCGGCACATTCCCCAATGTTGGATGCTCAATCCACATGAAAAATGCACGTCCGGTTATTGGGCAAATATCTGGCCGCCATTGGTTACGAACAGCCTTGGTTTCGGATAATTCTTCAGCGTGTTGTTTTACTTCCTCAAGCTCAACTCTCAGCTTCCCAACCGTAAGAGCAATATCCTCGTTCTCCTGGTCACGGCGTTTGATGTATTGCTGGTTTCTTTCCCGTTCATCCAGTAGTGCCAGTGCCACCGATGGCGTGAACGCCATACGAAACGCCACAAAATTTTGATGCATAGGTTCTGTTTCTACTGCAACTGCCGCATCTCGCAGTGCCTGATAGTCAATTGTCATTCTCGCCATCCTTCACAGTTGTAATCACTACAGCCTTCAAAATCATATGGGCTGTACTGCCAGGTTATTTTTCCGCAATGCGGACAATTCCAACGCACCTTCCCGCTTCGCGACTTCTTTCTTCTGTTCTGCTCTTTCAACCAGTCAGGCATGACCAAACCTGCGCCCTGAACCATTGTTCTGCGGTTAAAGTTATTGATATTGAACGTCCGACGCTTTGCTGCATCAGCAATGGAAAATGGCAACCAAACTATTCCTGGTTCGTTTTTGTTGGCGACGCTAAAGATGGTCGCTTTACTGAAGTCATCTGTTGGCAATCCACCGTGTTGAAGCCAGTAAACATCGTTGCCGTTCCAGCTACCTTTTTTGTAGGCCACATACGCAGTGCAATCTGACTCAATCAGGCTTTCTGTGGGGATGTACTGGCAATCAACGTGCCACACAGCCATTGCATCCACGCTATCAGCGCAAACAGGCTGATCGATATCTCGTCCACAATTCCAGGCTTTTTGGGCTTCTTCCAGCGTGTAAACATGAGCGCGATCGATATCAGAACTGTAACCATTGCCGTTATGGCAATGGGATGAGGCGTTATTACCCACAGTTTCACGCAAGCACATCATGTAAAAGCGGTTATTCACTGGTTGCCTCCGCTTCCCACGTTTTCAGACTTTCACCACAGAACGGGCAAAATGAAACTCGAATAGGCGATTTAGAAAATTCACCAGACCGCAGCATGATCAGGTCTTGTGAATGAATTAATTCATGGTTATAGATTTTGTATTTCAGCAGACCTTTTCGCGTCGTGTATTCAGCGTCATGCTCCAGGAATTGTGCCAACGCCGCGCACGGTTCAATCTTGTTGCCATTAATTTGGCATTTTGACTCACTCACTGGTTGCCCCCTGAATACGCTCAAACTCTATTACCCACACCCAAGGATTAGCGTTCCAACTATCTTCGCCATAAATTGATTTCCATAGGCTACGGAAACCTGGGTAATGCTTATCGCCAATGAGGGTCGATTCTGTTGGTGCGCCCTCAGCCCTTGCATCGCATTCGCTGATATCGTTCAACCGCTCAACGCGCACGTTGGTAATTTCCAGAAGAATGCGCGATGCCCAGCGCGGCATGTGAATTGATGGCGTCCACTTTTCTGATACTGGTTTATTACAAACCTCGACCGGAACCCGGTGCGTTTGTTCTGTCCAGGAGTTACGCACGCTTGCGCGATAAACCAGCGTTGCGACGTCCGTCGCTTTGCCATGTACCCGGTAGGTTTCGCGAACCCAAATACGATCGCCCGGTTGACCATATGGACAATGCTTGGCAAGCAACTCTGCGGCCACTGCCCGTCCATAGAATTTTTCTTCAACAATCCTGCGAGTCTGTGTTTTATTCCCGCCAAGAATTGCCCGGACCATCTCATCGTTAAAAATCATGCCGCGCTCTTTCACTTCGCCTTTCATGCATCCCCCTTACCCATGTGCGACGATGCCGCCAAAAGTGATAGAGAACAGCCAGAAATAGATCGCGGCCATAATGATTTTGAATGCCGTGTTCATATTTTCAGCTCCTGTGATTGATTGGATACATGCCGCGCCTTGCGGCATGTTTTTATTTTCACTTTCTCTGTTTTAAAAATCAATATTTATTAGAGCAATTATTGTTGATGGAGCAGCGCGTTTTCATACTCCCTGACCATTAACGTAAGCACGCCGTGCCTCCTGAAAACACGCGCCACTTCAATCTTATCTTCCAGCGCGAACGCGATTTTACTTAGACCAATTTTCTTAAGGAGATCAATCTTTGCTGGGCCGTCATTTCTGTCATCGGTGGCAGGACGCATAGATAGCAAAGGCTCAGCCCCGTTTGTTACGTACTTCCGCAGCCAGGCTCGTGTTTTATCCCTTGCGATCTCACAGCGCCCGGTTACAAACCAGACCGTGTAAACGTTAAATAACTGGCGCACAATATCAATAACTGGAGTTATGGGAGTATCAGTGTCACAGGCGAGATTAAACTCGTTCCAGTCCTTTGTTAATGCACCTTTACCTGGTGGCGGAAGAAAATGCAGTCTGTCTTCAGTTGCCTCTGATATTGTTCCATCAATATCAACTATGACGATATACGGACGTTCCTGGTGTGCGTGTTTATTGAAAATACTCAAATGCCCTCCTCATTGGACGAAAAAAATGCTGGTGGGCGCACTCCACCAGCATTAAAAGTGACACTGTAACTGTCAGCGAACGTAAATAGTGCCGCCGTTCTCTTTTTCCCATGCATCGCTACGTCCATAGCAAACATCGAGAAGTCTTCTTGCCGCTGTTTCCTCTAAACCCAATTCGACAACCAACTGCTCATGACGGCGGGTAACCACATCAAACAGGGTATGCAGCCCTTTAGCTCCCAGATCATCAATAAATTCCGGTTCGAACGGCAGCTCTGCCTCTGCCAACATAACCTCTTGCGCCCACTCAACTCGACGGACCAGTTCCGGGCGGCGGCTTTCCATCTCTTTACAGATCAATTCATGGAAGAACTCTACCCAACCTTCCGGCTGGAACTCGCGGAAAATGGCCAACGGCTGGAAGTTTGGCATCAACCATTCGTTGATCCGGATATCAATGGCATAGCCCATGTCGCAGCAGAACTGATAAGCAAAGTCCAGCTTAGAAACGATATAAGGACGCTCGTTATTGAACTCTTTAGGCGATGAGATCCCATAAGCCAGGAGGCGCGGGAAGAAGGAGATTTGCCCTAACGTCGGATGAAGTTTGCTTGCAGGGAAACGGCGCTCAGTAATGCCATACATTTCCTTCTTGAGCGTCGCAAATTTGGCATTCTCATTAACCAGCGCGGTAACCTCTGCTTTTTTATTAGCAAATGCCACGCGCGCTTCGCTTGCATCTTTAATAGTTTTTTTGAGCTGTTGGTTAAGGTCGGCGACCTGCTTACGCAGTTCCTGTCGCTCGCTTTTAGCTTTGTTATAGCGTTTCTCAAGGTTAAAAGGATCAAGTTTCATGATCTCTTTATATTGAGATTTTAGCGTTGAAATCTGTGAGTTCCGCAGTTCAACCATCGCGGTCATTTCATTGAGTTTTGTTTCCAGCTCAATGCTTATACGTTCGGCATTATCAGCACGCTGGTTGGCGTCATGCGTCGCATCGTCGATCGCGTCCTGTTGCTGGCGTTTCAAATGTTCAATTTGCAGCTGAAGCTCTTCAATTTCTTTACCCTTCAGACCGAGATCCAACTGCATATTTTCAGCTGCATCTACCAGGGAGTTATGGCTATCAGCTTCTGCGTTATAAACATCAATAAGCTGTGCGTGAAGCATCTCCGCTGACTGAACCGCATTATCAAAAAAACGTGCTGTGAGGTCATCACAACTAACGCGGCGTTGCGCGGCCCGGATGTTCTGGATAATGGCCGGGATACCGGCATTCAGGACATCAGGGATAGATACATTTTCGATTGATTGGTTTTGTGCTGAAGTGCTCATTTCAAAGTTCCGTATTAGCTTGTGCTTCGGTCATTTTTCCTAAGTATGAAGGAGGAAGGACTACGCAATTTGTATCCAGTCCCTCACCTATGGCAGCCTGTAAAATTCTGGCTAAGGTGAGTCTCTTGTTGCGATACCTGGTGATGACATGCCTGATACCGCCGGTCGGCGTAACAAAGGCGATCAGCCAGTAGTGATATTTCCGTCGGAATGGCCACATAGTGCACCTTTTGGATTGCTCTAATAAAAAACGTGATGAGTGTACATCACGTTTTAAAAATATGGAATTATTAGAGCAATATTATTCTGATTCTCGCTCAAAAAACGAGCTAATAAGGGGAAGCCAATCCTCTGACACTTCGCGAGGTCGCGGTTTGCCGTGGAAAAAGATTATTCGGCAGTCCTTTGGTAATGCCCCATTCCCCCTGGAGTAACGCGCGCTCGCATATTTTGAACCAGGTTCCACAACATCGGCCTTGTAACTTACAAACCATCCTGGATACAGATCCTGAAATGCTGGTGTATCATCGCCCATAACCTTCCGTAAGAACCCCTGATCACCCCAGCACTCAGTAGTGACACAACGAGAAATCCAACCTTCCGGATCTTGCCAGAATGAACTCCAGATATGCGCTTTTACACTATTTGGTATCCACAGGGCACCGCTACCACGATAATGTGGATGGTAAAAATCCCTAAGCATGGTGAAGCTGGTTGGTGGATTCTCAAGGATTGGGCGTATATCACCGGCAATAACTGTGTCCAAATCCAGATAGAACAGATCATCGGTTATATCCGGTCGGAACAACTCTATTTTCGCCCACCAGCCACGGCACTTTTGCCACTGGTTGATCAATGGGACAACTTTGACGCCAGGTACATGTAAACGCTTCAGGTCTGTCAGGCAAATAATTTCATAGCCTTTTGGCAGTTGATTAACCAACCACTGCACATCGGAAGCGTTATAGTCACCACCAGAGCGAAAAACTAAAGCAATCTTCATGCTGCACCATCACCTTTCACTTTCATCAATGTCAGGTTTCCGCAAAATACGGCACCAGTGTCGATATACTGCTGATTCCAGAATGTCTTCGGGCTTTTCACCGGAGTGTGACCAAAGATAAAACGATCTGCGCCCGAAATTTCGCCACCAATATCATCCATCGAATCACTGATACGCTCGCGCGCCCAGACAACGTTGAAAAGCGGCACCTCCTTACCGAATTGGTATTCATTATCCGGATAGTCGGCATGGGCTATAACGATAGTTTCTTGCCCGGTGTTCAACTCAATGATATAGGGCAGACGCTTTACCAGCTCCACCAGCGCCCAGGCTAATATTTCCTGATCAGTGTCCAGCATGAAGAACCATTGTCCGCCATTCATTAGCCAGTTATTCACGTTGCCATCTGGACTTAACGCATCAATCATCAGCCGCTCATGGTTCCCCATCACTGCCCTGAACCAGGGCATCTGCAATAGTTCCAGACATTCGACATTTTCAGTACCGCGATCGATAAGGTCGCCGACCGATATCAGTAAATCCTGCGCCGGGTCAAAATCCACACGATGGAGTTCGGACATCAGTCTGGTGTAGCAACCATGCAGATCACCAACAACCCAGACATTCCTGTATTTGGTACCGTCGATACGGTGATAAATTGTGGGTGCCATCATGTATTCTTCAGCCATTCTTTAAGAGTCATCTGCGGAATACCTCCCATTTTCCCGCATGAAACAACGTCAATCTGTTCACGCGCAGACTGGAATAACAAAGGCAGGTGACTTAGATTTTTTGGCGTGCCGCCGGAGTGAACGCGTGGTTCTTGTGTAGCGTCAACGCCCACCAGGGCGACATGTTTGAATCCGATATGGAAAGCCAGGTTCAGAGCGCCATATGCACTATTGCCGCTGGCAATTTCATTCTCATCTTCGCAAAGTCCGAAATGTGCGGACCAGCGCCACGCCCACCAATCGGGAGAATTCGTATTTTTTGGCTCCATGCCACGTTCAGCCACACGACGGAAGCACAGAACGCCGTCTCTGACTTCACGTTCTTTAACATCGGGTAGTGCCATGCAATAACAAACACCACGGCGACGGCGGCCACGACCAACGCGCCGCATATTGTCTGGCGATGGATCAAGTGTGAAAAAATAAGAAGCGCGGTTCAGCCAGTCGATGGCCCCATTGACCGCTATAATCGGCACTCCGCGCGGCGCAACAAAGTTTGCGGCGCTTGGGCCACTGCCGACGATAATAACGCGATCACTGCCTCTAAATTTATTCTTGGGAAACATTGAATTGCACTGCTCCTACTTGCATTCAAAATATGTAAATCTGCGTGTTTTTTGCGGGTATCCAGGAACTGCTGTTGCCATTTTGAAATAGACACCTGCGTTGGATTCCGTAGGGCTTGAGGGTGTGCTCCATGCCAATGAAGGCCGTTTTGCAGAGAACAGTCATAGCCGACTAATACAACTACTTCAGCCCCTGATTCAGCCGCCAGACTGATAGCCTGCGCGCCGCTATTAACCCCTTCAGCCGGTCCACAATATCGCCTGTACTCCAACGAAAATGATTTCGCCGCCGCCAGGTTGGCTGTCACTTTGCGGAATCTCCCTCCCGGTATGGTGGATCCGTATTGCTTCCACCATGACAAATCACCGGCGTATAAGGCATAAATGTCATCGAACATCTGCCAGGAATTGTTAACCGCGATGATTGAACAGCCAGTTTTTTCTATAGCAGCACAGTCCTCACGAGTGAGTGACGGACCGCTACCGACACAAAAAACAGTCCTAGTCGCCCTGGGTGGTATGTTCATTCTCAGCTGCAAATTCAGCCTCCAGGCGAGCATTCATTTCAGCGATTACCGGGTCCACTACAGCATCTGCTTCCTGTTCATTACGCGGCATGATCGATGCCAGCGATTCATAATTAGCCTTGGATGACACGATTATTCTCCCGATGTTAATGTGCGCTATATCAAAGAGCACACATGCACTAATTAATTTATTATTTCACGTAGCGTACAACCACTTGTCACCGTTCAATACATGCTCAATAGCCTCACCCTTTTTAAGGCTCATGTATTCCAGGATGGCGGTTATCGCTTGTTCTGCACCATACGCAAGAACGACGTAGTAACCTTCCTCTCTAAGCCTGCGCATCCAGGCGATCTGCTCTTTCGTCGGGGCTTTACCATTTGGTTCTTTAAGCTCAATTCGCATGCCGTGATAAATACCGCATGCTTTATCGAGACTCATGTCCGGATAACCTTTTTTCTGCCCTTCAGCCTTCATTTTCCCGGCGGTTGCTTTTGAACGTTTCCCTCCGTTAGGCGTTGCATGCAACAGCTCATAGATGTCAGGGTGCTTGCGTTCGAAGTAATCAAAAATGAAAACCTGCTCGAAGTGCTCGCAATTTCCGTCGCGCAGGTCGGGGTTCTTTGCCAGTGCTGCAAGTGCCTTCGCATGTGGAGAAACTTCTTTTACCGGCGCAAGCGATAAGAATGGATCCTTTTTGGTTTTTGGCCTGGACCGCCCCTTATTTCGACGCTCACTAAAAGCCTGAAACTCTTCCTCAGTAAAGCGCAACATAATCAGTCAAATCCTGCCGGTCGCATGCCATATTTACGCTGTTTTGCAGCCTGCTCTTCCCTGTGCCATTGCGCACATTCAGCGTCACAATAAATGCCTGATTCAATCGATTCATTGCAGTAACGACACTTCCCTGTAAATACCTGGCTCACGACCTGTGCCTGCTTTCTGATGTTATCGATGGCCATGTCTTTGAGAGCTTCTAACTGATTCATGCTCAGCTCTGCATCATCAACACGTTCTGCCAATTTTGTTTCCTCGAGAAGAACCTACTTAAGGGCAGAATGATACATTTCACAATCAAAATTGCACTAATAATTTTCTTTTATTGAGTTAAATAATCAACAAATGACTAGCGGTAGAATCACCATCATCTATTTCTGGCAGGCTGACTATGGCTACATCAATCACTACAACCCAAAGCACCCGGCAATATCCTCTGTCGCGGTATGACGACCGCAACATAGCCGATCCAATACTCAGGGCAGAGCTACGCAAAGAGGTGATGCTTATGTGTGAATCGAACGACAAGAATCTGACGATTTATTACGTTCTTCCCGATGAGCAATATCGCCCGGATTTGCTGGCTTACCGTATGTGGGGCATAGCAGAGCTACGCTGGGTTGTGACGCTCGCCGCCGGGCTTGAGGATGAGTCTCAGGGTATGACTGTTGGCAAAAAATTAAAACTCCCACCTGCCACCTGGATCCGCGAAATGATTCGCCATTTCCAATACGACGGCCAGGTAATAGGGACATTATCCATTGCGTAAGGGAAATGAATGCCAACTGAATATGCTCGCGACAACCTTGGTCGCTATCAGACTGATGGATTAAGTGCAAAAGACTTTAACAAGGTCTTCGATCTTATCCGTAAACAGCAGCGTCAGAATCGGCGAAACGCGCGACGTACACTCACCCCAAGGATTATGGGGATGCGTAACCGCGAACTTGAGGCATTCCTCAGCCTTGGGAAAAAGAAAGATGGCACCTACTTTACGCCCGAAGATATACGCAGCTTCAACACCTCAAGGCAGGCTCATAAAACAAAATTCAAGAGCACGGTACCCGGCATTACCTATGCTCAGTTGGTGGCGCAGTCCACCAGCATTGATATAAAACGCGCTAACAACAAAGTTTCTGATGGCACAGGGATCAAAGCCGCGACATTCCTCGGGCTAAAACACAACCTTGCATTGATATCTGTTAATGCCTCGGATGAGTCGGTCCACCAGCATCACCGTGTCAGAATTCGATTTGAGGAATGGGATAAAGCCGTTGAGGATATTGCTGAAGACGGTGCGAAAAAAGCCCGAATCGCTGCCGATCTCTGCAAGGGCCGGGTATCTTTCGACTGTGATTGTGGACGCCATCAATACTGGTATCGTTATATGGCCACTGCTGGTAACTATGCTGTCGCGCCGCCAAAAGAGTATGCCTTCCCCAAGATCCGCAACCCTGATCTGACTGGTGTAGCCTGCAAACATGTGTTGCACGCTATGACGCGTTTTCAGTCTCCCACATGGCACAAGGCCATCATTATTGCCCTGGAAAAAGCAGCTGAACAGGTAGCCTTCGGCGATGACAAGCGGAAGACAACAACCTATTTCAAAGGCGAACTGGCTAAATCGCTCGCGCGCAACCGGACAACAACGACGGATCAGGCTAAAGCTGCGCGTGAGTATGAGCTGTATCTGAAATCTCAGGATGCATTAGGCAAAAAACTACGCGCCAAAGATAGCGCCACGGACAACGTTCGCCGGTTGTTAAAAAAAGCTCGCACCACGGCAAACAGGAAGAATGCCGAACTAAAAGCATCGCGGGTGAGGGAAGCCCAGGCTCGCGCTGAAGCCGACGCTCTCAAAAAAGCCCTGCAAACGCAGGCGAACAACCTCATAAAGTTTTTCATGAGTCAGGGAATGGACAAGGCCGCTGCCACCGCGCAGGCGCGAAGCATTCTGGAGACACAAATTAATGAAGCCCGTAAACGGAAAGGATAATCGATGGCTGGTTTCTTTGATGACATGTTTGAGGACACAGAACCATCACAACAAGTGACTGGTGATAACCTCCCGGACACCGAATCGGATCCGGATATTCCAAGCGAAGGTTCTGAACTGATTGAAGAGGAAGATATTGATGCTGAAATCGAAACCGATGGTGTTAACGTTGGTAATATTGTTGATCTTGTGGAGGACAATCACCTTCCCAATCTGGATCACGGCCTGCTTAGTGATTCTGGTGTGCGCCACCGTTATCAAGGTCATGCAGTTTTTAATAACCTTGTGCGGATGGACTGGCTCAAAGCAATCAAGCTAGACCCTGACTCATTCGATGCAGTTCTGTATCGCGCAATACCTTACAGAAACAAAAATGCACCTGAAACGGCACCTGAAATAATAGAACCGAACCAACGCATATATGACTATCAGGATCCAGAACTGATAACGGCCCTCGACTGCCCGGATGAGATGGACGCCTTCTACGCGCTATACGACGGCAGTGATAATACGGGAATTAGCGACAGTGCTTTAATCCTTCGGTTAGCCGCCGTCAATGTGCCAGTGGGTTCTATGCTCGAATGGCTGGAACAGCTGTCAGACGGCACAACCATTCGCCGCTTCTGGTACATCCATAAAATATTCAATTACGGCACTGCCAGGGTAGGCAGTTTGTTTTATTGCGTGCCTTCACGCGCCTTTGAAGGGAATTTCATCGGTGATTCTGAATAATCAGGAATGGCTACTGGCCATCTTTAAGAAAAAAGGTCTTACTCCAACCGGTAAGCTGGAATTTGCCACTATTGATGGCATTGATTCGGCGCTCGCACAGGCTTTAAACGAAGCGTTCGACTCACAAGTTGTCAGCTTTAATGATCGCATTAACCAGTCGTTCCGGGAGTTCCTGAAACGCACACCAAGAGATCGCATAACGCTCGGCACTTTTAGTGATGTGAAGGAGTGGTTGTCGTCATTTGAAGCCGATCGCGCCGGGCGCAAAGATACAGCCTCTGCTGGCCCGGTAAATAAGCTGGCAATGCCGATTGTGAATCTGTCTCGTTCTCCCGCGTTTTCAATTTATGAAGGTGAACTGTGCCGGGATAATTACGATGAAGGGCATGTCACCAATGAAAATGATGAGATTGAAGCCCTGGTATCGACTATCCCTTTCTCACTGGAATATTCGCTATGGATAGCCAGTGACGAGAAGGAATCTCTTGGGATGGTTACAACTGCATTAGCATTCTGGCTACGAATGTATGCCAGCCTCGGGCAGGCATCTTTCACTCACAGAGCCAATGTCGGCGGTTATGAGATACCGGTTACCTGTTACATAGAAGGGCAAAAATCAATCGCATTTCAGGATCTGACTACCGGCACCGCCGATAACAGGCTGTTCGCGGTTGGATTGAACCTCACAGTAGTGGCGGAGCTTCCTATCCTGGCTTATATGCAGCAAACCACCGGCACCATAACGGTAAAAGCGAAAATTCTGGAGGAATGAGATGGCCACAAAGACCACCACAGCCCCAGAAACTGATTCAAAACGCACTCAGCTATTCCTGCAATCTGTTTCAATTGGGCAGAACGAAATCCCTCGCGAAATGATCGTAGGATGTACCTATGTCGAACCCGGGGAGCTATCTGGTCCCCAGCTTATGCTCATGGTCAGGGATTCAACGGCTTACGTGGTCAATAAGCTGGGGGTGAAATTTGGTACAATACTGACAGTTTCACTTGGTGATCCGGAAGGTCATGGCGGCATCCTCTTCTCGGAAGAGTTCTTTGTTCTTAAAGCGCCGCGCAAGGACGATACTGTACTGATTTACGCGTTTAGTAACCCGGTGCGGTTATTAAAAGTTCCGTCCACCAGCGCACAGTATTTTGTTGATAAGCCCCCATCAGCCGTAGTTTCCTCTCTTGCCCCTGGTCTGAAGGTAAATGCTGACTCATTCAGAAAAACATCCACATACCACCTAAATGTTGGAGAAAAACCGACCAAGGTATTGCAGGAGATAGCCCGGGATACCGGTTCTATGTGCTGGGCATCCAGGGGGACGATCAATTTTAAAAGTATGGAAAAAATGGCAAACGCCGCTCCATCGCTTACTTATGAGTCCGCCAATCCCAACACATCCGGATTTACAATTAGTCAGTTCAACATCCTGAATGCCGATTATGAATACCAGCGCCGCCACAATTACAGAATGGCCAGTTATGACATGACCAAAGGTGTGGTTTACTCAGGTAACCAAGAAGACCCCATTAAATTTACGAGCAATCCCGATCCTACCGCGCTGGCGAACTACAACAAATTCATTCTCCCCCGCCTCGATATGCTGGTGGAAGGAAATGCCGCGCTAACTCCGGGTACGACGCTGAAAATTGTCGTGCATAACACGGCAGGTGACGGAGAACTCGATGAATCTATCCCTGACAAAATGATAGTGATATCCGTGACTCATTTCGAAGACCGCTTCCGTTTTGTCAGCCGAGCACAGTTAGGAGTGGTGAATGGGTAGTTTGACAGGGAAGTATCGGGCTGTAGTGGTAAGCGTCGATGACCCTAAAGGTCTGATGCGTACACAAATACGCGTTGTCGGCATGATGGATGGGTTACCAGATGCCTCATTGCCGTGGGCAGAAGCTATATTGTCCAATGCAAACACGTTTTCACCATTTCTGCCCGGCGATAAAGTATGGGTAGAATTTCCCTACAATGGGGATTCTCGATGGCCATTGATAATCGGTTATGCACAGGATGCATCCGGTGGCGCTCCCAATGTGCCGCCTGAAGCGTCAGGACAAGGTGAAGGCTATGTACCGCCTGAAGTCGAAGGTGCACCAGCACAACCATCAACCAGCGCCAAAAAAGACTTTATTTCGTCGCGGAACGGACTAATGGAGGTCCGGACGGCGGGCGGAGCCTGGGCCGTTACGCACTTGAAAAGTGGAACAACAATAGGATTCAACGAGGCCGGGGAGTTGTATGCCATTTCTCAAGGTCCGGCATTCATCTCTTCCGCAGGAAATCTCGATATAAAGTCAGACGCGGATGTCGCCCTGAAGGCGGGGGGAAGTATGGCGATAGAGGCCAGCGGGAATCTATCCATAAAAGCCGCTCAAGTCTCTGTTGACAAGGCTTAAGAAAAGCCCGGCACTCGGGCTTTTCTGTTACCACGGGTACAATGTTTTTATCCGTTACCTCGCGACGGTTTCTGCGTGATAAACGTCTCAAGCATCTTTTCCGCGATTGCCGACCAGGTGTGACACTGGACCTTTTCAGCATTTTTCACGCGATCAACGCGAGCAATAACCTCATCCCAATCAATCCGCGACTTGATAACCATATGGTTCACCAAAGCCAGGCGATCTGGCGGAAGGCAATCTGGCGGCGTTAATATCAACGCCCCACACATTGCCGCCTCAAGAACAGTTAATCCAAGGCTTTCGGGATGCGTAACGATAAAAACGTCACTCTTACGCAATTCAGCTGCAAATTCGGTTGCTGGTACCGGCGTCCGTCTGTATGGAGTTACCGAAATATTCCCCGGATCAATGGTAACCAATCCGTCATCGGTCAACGTTCTGGCCTCATACGGAACGGTCAGACGCTGAAGGTTCATAAGGATACTTAAGGAGTGATCAAACCCACTAACATCAAATGCAGCGTGGTCTACAAAAATACGCAGAACATCGTCTGTCTTGGTTTCCAGATGGAACAGTTCCTGATTCGCTGCCCATCCAACATGTTTGTTAAAGCGATTATGACGCTCTAACCTGCCGGGATTATCCAGGTACCGCCAGGTATCATCGCGGACAGTAAAAGTAATATCGACTGGTGCCGAATCCAGCATAGAACCGTCATATACCTGGGCCACCCATCCAGAGAATCGGCGACACAGTTGCATGCCTATTTCCCTGGGTACCGTAGTAAAATACCTCAATCCTGGTGCCAAAATGGCCTTCGCAGAACATGCGGTCGCAGCAGTCAACACAGCTTCAACATAATCCTCCGGGCTTTCGACGCCAGGGGAATATGGACGATGGTATTGCAATGTTACCCCTGCCTCACTAAAGGCGCAGGCCAGGTTATAAGCCCACATTTCCGTATATGTTTTCACATCACTGATGGCTTCAAATTTTCGCCCAATGATCAGGATGTTCATCGGCTTTTCCTCATTCCATTGCATTAATAATCCTCTTGCCAGTCAGCACCGGCATAGTTATCAAACCGTGAGTATTGGCCGTTAAAAGCCAATCTCACCGTGCCAATTGGGCCATTTCGTTGCTTTCCGATAATTACCTCGGCAATGCCCTTCATTTCGCTATCCGGGTGATAAACTTCGTCGCGATACAGAAACATGATCAGGTCTGCGTCCTGCTCAATTGCTCCTGATTCACGTAAATCTGAATTTACCGGCCGTTTGTCCGCACGCTGTTCAAGCGATCGATTAAGTTGTGACAATGCCACCACCGGTACTTGTAATTCCTTCGCCAACGCCTTCAGTGAGCGAGAAATCTCGGCAATTTCCAGCGTTCGGTTATCTTGCAGCTCGGGGACGCGCATAAGTTGCAGGTAGTCGATCATAATCATGCTCAAACCACCATTTTCTTTATAAATACGACGAGCGCGGGAACGTAGCTCTGTCGGCGTCAGGGCACTTGAGTCATCAATAAAAATATTCTGCTTGTCCAACAGAATCCCCATTGCGCCAGAAACCCGCGCCCAATCCTCGTCGTTAAGTTGCCCTGTTCGAATACGAGTCTGATCAACGCGTGCAAGAGAAGCCAGTGAGCGCATCATCAGCTGGTGGCTCGGCATCTCAAGGCTAAAAACCAATACTGGCTTATCGTTACGGACTGCGGCATTTTCGACGAGATTCATCGCAAACGTAGTCTTCCCCATCGATGGGCGGGCGGCGACAATAATGAGATCGGACGCCTGAAGTCCTGCCGTCTTCTTATTGAGATCGGTAAATCCGGTATCAAGCCCCGTTACACCATCATGCGGTCGCTGAAACAACTCTTCTATGCGAGATACCGTTGCATCGAGAATGCTGGCGATATCTTTTGGACCACTACCGCTCTTTTGTCGTTTTTCAGCTATTTCAAAAACGCGGCGCTCGGCCATATCCAGCAATTCATTGCTGCCCCGGCCATCCTGCGCATATCCAGCTTCAGCTATTTCATTTGCGACGGAAATCATTTCACGAACAACCGCGCGTTCACGAACGATATCCGCATAAGCACAAATATTTGCCGCGCTGGGCGTGTTCTTTGACATCTCCGCAAGGTACGCAAAACCACCGGCGCGTTCTAATTTACCGTTCTGTTCAAGTGCTTCAGCAAGTGTTATCAAATCAATCGGTTTGCCATGACTTAATAACCTCTCCATCTCACTGAAAATTTCACGATGAGCACTGGTATAAAAATCATCAGCAACTATACGATCTGCAACTTCATCCCAGCGGCAGTTATCAAGCATTAAGCCACCAAGCACAGCTTGTTCTGCACTAAGGGAATTTGGCATGGATTCAAGAGGGGATGCAGACATTAACACTCCATCCTGGTGTGCTGAATGTCAGATATAATCGGCATACTCAAATCACTCCTAACGATATGAGTCATCACCAGAAAATCAGGATTAATGCGCCGGACTCTTCCCGGCTGTCACACCGAATCGCCAGGATGGTGAATCCCTTTACCCGAAAAACAACAAACGGTGGCTTGCACATTCCGGCTACCTGGTTCGTTGCCTGAGCTAGGGGCAAGGTTCCCCCCTTTTAACGTCACCAGACCGCTAACGACGCATGTGCCAGACGCCGTGTTACAACCAAATGTGGTGGCCCCTACCGGACTTGAACCGGTGACCGTGCGATTATGAGTCGCCAGCTCTAACCACTGAGCTAAGGGGCCGGATTACTGTTTACTAAGTGCTTCAATGGCGCTAACAATGCCGCCTACAACTATGGCAACAATAATAATGAGAACAATTGGATACTTGTCAGCAAAATCCCAGAAGCCCATCACTGATCCTTCGAAGCTATTTTAAATATCGGCCATACCAATGTTACAGCTACTGCCACCAACGCCCCGTCCGATAAAACTGACAGGATTGTGCTGGTGAAATCCACCAGCACGGACAGCAAGAGAAAACCAATGGCGATTGCGATACGTGCCTTGCTTGTCATTACAGATAATCTTCCACACGAAGACCTAAACGACGGCCTACTTCTTCCAGTACTTTGTGTTCTGCTGGCTCGATTTCACCGTCCGCTTCTGCAATTGTCAGCATGTTAACGAATACTTCTTCCGCTTCTTTTGGATCGTTTTTGATATCTTCAATTTCGCGAAGGATATTCATGCGACCAACACGGAAGCCAGCTTCCAGTTGCTCGGTAAAGCGGGTAATTGTTGCAGTAATTTCGTTACCAAAATGACTAAGACGCGGATTAGAGCGGACAAGCTGATCAAGTTTCGCTGTTTCTTCTTTTTCGATTTCACCATCAGCGGCAGACACCAACAAACAGCCACCGATAATGGCCTCCATCAGATCGCGATTCTCAACTTTTTTCAGCTCTACTTTTGCAGAAGCGACTTTCTTGCCGAACAATTTACCGAACATTGGTTATCCCTCAATAAAAGTGACATATTTATTAGATTGCGGTGCCGGGTTCCTCCCGGTGTCCTTTGGCTGGTTATCCACCGTGGACGTGGAAACAAGGAGAAATAATGGACAGATATAACCATTTCCCCGCGTGCGCTTAGCCGCATTCACCGCAACGGAAAGAGCATTCTTGGTGGACCTGTAGATTGGGATATGAACCCGTTACAGGAGAATGCTCTTACCTGTTACGTGCTCCGTTTCGTGGAGCTAACGGCGGGTGATCGGGCCGCACCAGACTGGACTTATTTCAGCGTTATGCTCATGCCAGAGAATCAAACTGTGATGGTCGGTGCTGAACTCCGACACAGGGTTGTAGCAAGCCCCGCAAAGCGCGCACTACTGTAGTTGCGGCACATCAGCCTGTGCATTCACCACAATGTTGAGAACACTGGTTGTCACGCTGCAACGCAACATTTATTCGTAGATTGGGATATGACCCCGTTACGCCAGTGTTCTCAACGTTGTAGTGCCGGTTACGGTTCCGGCCAGGCCTCTTCCTCAACGGGGTGTTCTCCATACGGACTACCGTTTATTGGTCGTTCCTGCGGTTTATGTTGTGAAGCCAGATGCTTATCTTCTGGTTGCTTCAAAGAGCTGCACTTCATCACAACGGTAAGAGCACTCGATGCATTTAAGCCAAGCCCCATAAGGGAGAATGCCCTTACCTGTTGTGTTGTGATGACCGGTGCTGATCTCCGGCTTGCGGTTATTTCAGACTCTCACGGGCGTTTAATTGCCCCGCCGAACAGCTCTTTTCCGCAATAGCTGCAATGTCTTTCGCGCATCAGCCTGCGCATTCATCACAACGGTAAGGGTACTTCGTAGGGATTCGAACCCTCTGCCAAGCTCGGCGATCTCCGACGTCGCAAAATACCCTTACCTGTTGTGCTGGTGCCGATTAACGGACTCGAACCGCTGACATCCTGCTTACAAGGCAGGCGCTCTACCAACTGAGCTAAACCGGCATTGGCGATGGTGGATGGATTTGAACCATCGACCCGTTGATTAACAGTCAACCGCTCTAACCGCTGAGCTACACCATCACTTGCCGGGTACGTCTCCGGCGAGGGCTTCCACCTCCGTATGCTTTTCGGCGCACCGCGCCCTGGCTGCAATTCGGTAACAGGGGATGCACAACCCTGGCTTCCAGCGTGATTAGCGCCTTCAGCATGACGGGATATACCCGTAAATTCGTGGAACTGTACCCAAAGTGCTGTTAAGCACCGCTGTTACGCTGAAAAGAAAACGCAACAGGAAAGGACGCTGACCAACAGATGGCCCCTTCTCGTTCATCTGGTTAATCACACCAGCGCCCTTACCTGTTGTGCCTCCCCGTTCCCTAATACACAGACGGGGACACTCTGCGGTCGATTTTTTGACGGGGGACGACTCATACCCCGTGGCATCTGGCTTCTTAGGCCGCTACCATCATCAGATCATCGTTTGCATTTACTTTAATGGTCAGTTTCTAAACCGCCGCAAAGTCGCTAACCATGACGAAAACCCTGAAAAAAACGCCCACCCGAAGATGGGCAAACTGGAAGCTCGTAACGCACTTCGGCGTTGCCACTTAGGCGCATGGTCAACCTGGCAACTCGGTGGTTTGTCTGGGAGGACTAGGCCCAGCCATGCTTACCGCCGCGCCTGTCGCGGCTAACAGCTAAATCGCTCTATAAATCACGATTCATTGAGGCGATATTACACTAATAAATTTATTAGAGCAATATACCCAAAACGTCATGAGCTACACCTCGAGTGTCCCCCTTACAAGACACAGAACGTCTGGCAAAAAGAGGTTCCACTCTGAAGCCACTGTCATGATAAAGCTCTCTGATGTTTGGCGCGCCACTGTTAGTAATGAGAACCTTTGCACCTCGACGATGAGCATCCGTCAACAGAGACACCAGGCGTTTTTGCTCTTCAAACTTAAAGTCATGACCGGAATAGTTCGTGAATCCCTCTGTATTTGGAAGCGGTTCATACGGCGGATCGCAAAAGATGACATCTCCTTCTCCGGCAGCTTCAATCACCGCTGCAAAATCACCGCATACAAACTCAGACCGCCCTTCCGCACCGAGGAAGGCTTCCATCTCCTGTAATGGGAAATACGGAGTTTTATACTTCCCATAACCGACATTGAACTCACCGGCCTGGTTGTAACGCGTCAATCCGTTAAAACAATGTCGGTTCAGGAACAAAAACGCCGCTGCGCGATGTAAATCATCATAGACTTGTTTGTTAAACGCATTCCGTACTGCCAGGTATCCTTCCTGTGTGTTGTAGTCCTGGAAGAAACGATGTGCCAGAGTGATAAGTGAATGCGCCTCGCGTTGCAGAGTCTTGTAAAAGTTAATCAGGTCAGCATTCACATCATTTAGCAGATTTTCCTGGTATCCGGCATTCATGAAGACAGCTCCGCCACCAACGAAAGGTTCAATCAGGCGCTTCCCTTCTGGCAAATAGCGAAAGATTTGTTCCAGAACACCAAATTTTCCACCAGCCCATTTGAATATGGACCGTTCGAATTCTGCCGCTGGTTTAACTTTTCGCTCTTTTGTTTCACTTCCTTCTTTCTGCCGACATACGGCCTTAGTAATCCGATCGCCAATCCAGCGCATTACTGGTATTGCCATACTATTGCCGATCGCTTTGTAACGCGGTCCGTCAGCTGCAAGCATCGCGGCCTCTTCTTCGCTTAAATCTGGATAGTGATTGCGAAGATATGCCAGTTCATCTGAATTAACTTTTTTACGCTTTTCCGTCGGGATCAACGTATGCCCATCAGGAAAACCTTGCAGCCTTTCACATTCGACAGGGGTAAGACGGCGGACAGCTACTTCTGCGTTTCTTACTTCATAGCAAACAGCTGTTGGATTTTTAGCCATTAGAGATGGTGAAGTATTCTTAGTTGCAGCATGTTGTGTACCGCTCATACGCTCAGGAAAAGCCAATGTAACAAGATGCTCATGGCTTTCTTGCTCACGTGCCCGCAATGTACCATGCCCTTCTGACCAAAAACCTGCTCCTGTGCTGCTAAAAACGGCAAGGTCAGTGGCATCTTTAAAATCTCTTGCCTTTACTGTCGATGCGGTTTCATCGTCAATATATTCCCCAAATGCCGCCATCCTGAAACCGTTTACGGCTTTCGTCGATTTCATACCGGGAGACATGCCAGCGTGTAGGCATGGATTTAGGCTTTCGCCACTGATTGCAGCGCCATTTGCAGTAATGGCGGAAGCGATTTCCTTCTTTTTTCGGCTCGGCGCAATATTCCGGCGCACGCCTTCGAACTCAAAAAGTACCGTTGCGGGATCGAGGTCTGTTCGAGCACTTGCGACAACAAACACGCGTCGGCGTCGTTGTGCCACTCCGAAGTATTGGGCATCAAGGATTCTCCAGGCCACCTTTCGCTGCGGTCCATAAATACAACCACACTGCGGCCACTTTGGAACATGGCAACCGGTTTTGCCATCCCACCGCCAGAACGCGTTGCTTTTTCCTGATTCAGGTCGATCACCTGGTTCAAATGGCACATCTTCTCCAGCCAATCCGGCAAGGAAACATCCGAAGGCGTTATCTGCGGATGACAAGACTCCTGGGACATTTTCCCAGACGATAACGGCTGGTTTGAGAAATGACTCAGCCCGTTTGTCGTCAATTGCATTTGCAAGCTCCACATACTTTAAAGTTAGCGCGCCACGCTCATCATCAAGCCCACCACGTAAGCCCGCGATACTGAATGCCTGACAAGGTGTTCCCCCGACGAGCACATCAGGGGATTCGATTTCCCCAGCCAGGACTTTTTTGGCAAGTTTTGTCATGTCGCCAAGGTTGGCGACATGGGGCCAGCGGTGCGCAAGAACGGCAGATGGAAAAGACTCGATTTCAGCAAACCACACCGGACGCATACCCAACGGTTCCCAGGCAATACTCGCGGCTTCAATTCCACTGCAAACAGATCCATAGCACAGCTCTTTCACTGCTTAGCCTCTCCACCAAGGGCATTTACCAGAGCATCAACCAGGCACGAAATTTCACTGGTCAACAGGAAGAAATCTGCGTCCAGTCGCTGCGCAACATCTTCACTATCAATATCAGAGTTCTGCTCAAGCAATTCATCCGCAAATTTGACGCTGGTAAGGCTGAAGTTATGGTCCAGTGTAAATTTAATGCGGTTCTGCCAGTCGAGTGCCAACTTAGTGACGAGCTTGCCAGCTTCCAGGTGTGTGGAAATTTCATCGCTTCCCAAATCCTGCTTTTTCACTCGGGCAATACCGCCATCCTCAAGCACTGCCTTAAGTTCTGCCGCATCCCCCATTTGAAATCCCTGTGGAGCACTACCATCACGTACCCAGTCGGTCAGCGTTAACTCAATGGGATTTTCAACACTTAGGGGAACAACAGGAAGAGAACCCAGAGATTTACGCATAAGCGCGAGCATATCCTCTGCCTGCCGCGCGCTGGCATTGATATAGATACGTTTAGTTGAACCGTCGTAGATCGCCTGGATAACAGAAAACTTTGAAAAAGCCCGTGGCAGAAGAGAATGCAGAACTTCGTCTTTCAGGGAGTCCTTCTCTGTTTTCTTCAGTTTACGCGCTTGTTCTTGCTCAAGTTTTTCAATTTTTTCTTGAATAGCTCGCTGGATAACCGGCGGGGGAAGAATTTTTGTTTCGCGCTTTGCTTCAACAAGGATAAAACCATTTCCATGCATAGCGATAACTTCGGAATTATCACCAAATGGCGATACAAAACCGAACTTGGCCATATCCTGACTACCGCATGGTGTGAAAAGGATCATTTTCTTTTTATCTTCTAAGTCGGTCAGATCCGCCTCACGAGAAAGTTTATAAATAGTAATATTTTTCCAGTGCTTAAACATGTTGTAACCCTTGAATATCAACCACAGAAAGCTCGTCTTTATAGAAAAAGGCCAAGTTGTGGCACCCCCTCGTTTGAGCGTATGAGCTGGGACCAATTTCGTTCTTCCAGACAAATGGCTTCAAATCCGTACGGCGAAGCATAAAAACGCGATTTGTTCCGCTCTGATTCCCAATGAGGCAAAAGCCTTCTTTCACCTTGATAGCCTGCAAGTTGTCGAGTTCACCGCTGGTTACACGGCTATCGAACTCCTTGCGGCTTATTAGCTCCATCTGCATCTGACGACTCCAAACAAATGCCCATTGAAGGGCGATGGCTGAATGGTACCGAAAACACGATATAAAAAACAATATTTATTAGAGCAATTTTGTAATAAGTAAACGCCATACAGACCACAAATAACCTAAGTTAAAATAACGAAAATCAGAGCAAATCCTTGGTGACGACGTGGCAAGTATTGCAACAAAAGACAGCATTTGTTCGGGGCACGGAGGATTCCCATCCAGGCCTCCTGTAGAGAGTGAACCACTACTTAAAGTCAACGGAGTCGAAGTGTTAGTTGATGGTAAGCAATATGCACAGCATACCGATGGAAACAGTACGCACGGTGGGCAAGCTATATCAACCAGGGCATGGTTTACCGTCAATGGTAAAGGGATCGTATGCGTTGGTGACCCTGTTTCATGCGGATCTACCGTAGCGTCCGGAGACGGCCTGGTTCAGGTAAGTTAGGAGATATCATGCTGGAAAAAGACTACCAGTTATCCGCATATAAAAAATTGGCCGCAGCCGGTGGGATGAAAACACCTGGTGCCATAACATCGGCACGAAACAGTGCTAACACGGCAAAACAGCTTGCAGAAGAATTGATCGGATTAATTTTGGATACAATTGTCTATCCCGACACTATTACCAGTTATGTTTCAACGATCAGAACAACCACAACAGGCTTAACGAACATTGTCGAACTGGCAACTAAGCACGCGGACCTGTTGGCTGGTTATGCAGATCTGTCAATGCTGCTTCAACTCGATATTGGTTGGGATGTTTACTGCCGTGCTAATGAGCGAGAAGTTTCAGAACTGCCGATCTCTATTGCCATTGGTGATGTGACTATTACTAAATCGCTTGAGGACGCTGTTAACGCGCTTAATACATCAAGTTTAGTCGCTGCTATGGGGGAGATTAACCAGACCCTTAACACTGGCTCAGGAAGCTCGTCAGGCTCTGGTTCAGGCGGCGGCACTGCCACTCCCCCACCAGCACTAACAGAAGAGCAAATTGAATCTCTGAAAGTAGCAACTGAACAGTTTGGGGTTGTTTTCAACCAGACAACAGCGCCCACAACTGCGTTACAACAGCAGTATGAACGAGCGAATGAAAGCGCCAACGTAGCCATAACTGCTTATAACCATGCTATCGGTACCGCGCTTGCGGAAGCATCAGCAAATAAGGCCAGCACAGCCAGCGCAGTTGCCGCTTTGGTTCCTGATTCTGTTCTTGATGAATTAAACAAAGCGGCACAGTAACAAAGGACTTCATTGATAATTTTTCTTCAGGAGGAAGACATGTCATTCTTTTCTACGTTAAAAACAGCTTTGTCTTTGAAGGAGAAACTTGCTGCTACTGGTGTTCTTGTTCTGATTTGCGCACTTGTTGGTGCTGGGTTTGCATGGGAACGTCATCAGCTAAAGCAAGCCATGGAGAAAATTGGCAGTCTTGATCAGGCTGTTAAGGAACGTGATAAGTCAATAATGGATCTTAACCAGACCATTGAGACGATGAACAAAGCAGAGCAACATTTTCACAGCCAGGAAGTGAAAAATGAATCAGAACAAGCCAAATATGCTGACAGGCAAATGGAACGAAAAGCTGAAGTTCAGAAACAACTGGTTGCGGCGGGTAATGTTCGCCAGCGTATTCCTGCTGACACTCAGCGGTTGCTCCGGGAGTCGATCAGCGAATTTAACGCCGACGCCGACAAAGGTTAACCACCCTGACCCAAAAAGTGCATTTATGTGCAGGATGCCAGAGTTTAGCAGTGAATATTTTGATGATCTGCCAGCGTATATCCTCGATACAGAAACGATGCTGATGGGGATTAACAGGAAGAATCGCAACGTTAATGATTACAACCGAGCTATTAGCGGTAACTAAAAGGGATTTTTATGTCTGATAAAGTAACAGTAAAGCAAACTATCAACAAAGCGACTTCAATCTACAAAATTGAGCAAATCACTGTTGGCAAGCCAGGATCTGAACAATACCGTCGTGCTTTCGAGCTTGCCGATCAGCTTGGTTTAAAACACCCGGATTGCATTGAGCATGTATTTCCGACCTATGCTGATGAGCAATGTACTCATGTTCTTACCGAAGAGGATTTTTTCAGCACTGAAGAACGAGAAGGCGTTGATCGCTGTATTGGTGTGATTTGCTCTTCAGTGAGTTATGAGTTATTCCCTAATGTCCATGAAGATGGTGGTATTGGATACCAATTCCTGTACGAAGGCGATGAGCTTAAATGTTATGAACATGGTCTTCTCATCGAAAGCATAGAATAATACAGCTTCCTTCCAACCGGCTTTGTTGGCCGGTTTTTCACTTATCCACATTATCCACTGGATAGATCCAATAATTAGGTCCATACAGATCCCAATTAGATCCATATAGATCCCTGATCGTTGCAGGCCGCGCCACGTCTGGCCTAGAAGTGTATCGCGATGTGTGCTGGAGGGAAAACGATGTGTGCTGGCGGGATAAAAATGTGTGCTGACGGGTTGCTAATGTGTGCTGGCGGGATATAGGATGTGTGCTGACGGGAAAGCCTGGGTAGTTATCATCACTTATAAAAACTATCCACATAATTCGGAAAAAGTAATATGAATCAATCATTTATCTCCGATATTCTTTACGCAGACATTGAAAGTAAGGCAAAAGAACTAACAGTTAATTCAAACAACACTGTGCAGCCTGTAGCGTTGATGCGCTTGGGGGTATTCGTTCCGAAGCCATCAAAGAGCAAAGGAGAAAGTAAAGAGATTGATGCCACCAAAGCGTTTTCCCAGCTGGAGATAGCTAAAGCCGAGGGTTACGATGATATTAAAATCACCGGTCCTCGACTCGATATGGATACTGATTTCAAAACGTGGATCGGTGTCATCTACGCGTTCAGCAAATACGGCTTGTCTTCAAACACCATCCAGTTATCGTTTCAGGAGTTCGCTAAAGCCTGTGGTTTCCCCTCAAAACGTCTGGATGCGAAACTGCGTTTAACCATTCATGAATCACTTGGACGCTTGCGTAACAAGGGTATCGCTTTTAAGCGCGGAAAAGATGCTAAAGGCGGCTATCAGACTGGTCTGCTGAAGGTCGGGCGTTTTGATGCTGACCTTGATCTGATAGAGCTGGAGGCCGATTCGAAGCTCTGGGAGCTGTTCCAGCTTGATTATCGCGTTCTGTTGCAACACCACGCCTTGCGTGCCCTTCCGAAGAAAGAAGCTGCACAAGCCATTTACACTTTCATCGAAAGCCTTCCGCAGAACCCGTTGCCGCTATCGTTCGCGCGAATCCGTGAGCGCCTGGCTTTGCAGTCAGCTGTTGGCGAGCAAAACCGTATCATTAAGAAAGCGATAGAACAGCTTAAAACAATCGGCTATCTCGACTGTTCAATTGAGAAGAAAGGCCGGGAAAGTTTTGTAATCGTCCATTCTCGCAATCCAAAGCTGAAACTTCCCGAATAAGTGTGTGCTGGAGGGCAGCTGCATTTGAAAAATGTGCGCTGCCGGGAATGCCTGCCCATTTTCCTGTTTTTGGTGTGCGCTGGAGGGTTGCGCCACGCAGTTTGCCCAGACATTCCCTCCAGCACACATCTAACCATCCAAGTTTCCCTCCAGCGCACATCTAATCTTCTATCTTTCCCTTCAGCGCACATATTTGATACCAGCGATCCCTCCACAACACATAATTCAATGCGACTTCCCTCTATCGCACATTCTGGTCCTGCATCATCCCTCCAGCACACATCTAATAGCCTCATCGCCATTTCTTTACGTGCAATAATTTGCGCACGAATCAAAATAAGTTGCACGTAGCAGAATCAAACGTACAATTCACTCATACGAAATGATAAGGAGATGATGATGAAACGCGATTACGGCGGTGTCGGCACCATAGCTCTTCGTGCAAGCGCATTACTTAAGGCCATGAGTCAGGATATTGAAGATCAGCGCAAAGAGTTCAATCAGACCGAGTATTATCAGACGTTCACTCGTAACGCTGTGGCAAAGTTGCCGAAGCTGAGCCGCCGCATTGTGGAGCAGGCCATCAAAGAGATGGAAGATGATGGGTACCAGTTCAACAAGAAACAGGTCGGTAACGTTGAACAGTACGCGCTGACCATCCAGAACGTCATTGATATCTATGCCCACCGTAAGATCCCAAAATATCGCGACATTCACAAATCGCCTTACGTTATTTTTGTCGTAAACCTGAAGGGTGGCGTATCCAAAACGGTTTCCACAGTCACGTTGGCGCACGCTCTGCGTGTGCATCAGGATTTACTGCGTCACGATCTGCGCATTCTGGTAATTGACCTTGACCCTCAGGCATCCAGCACAATGTTCCTCGACCATACTCACAGTATTGGTTCCATCCTGGAAACCGCCGCGCAGGCGATGCTGAACGACCTGGACGCGGAGACGCTACGCAAAGAGGTGATTCGTCCGACCATCGTTCCTGGCGTAGACGTGATTCCAGCCTCTATCGACGATGGCTTTGTTGCCAGCCAATGGAAAGAGCTGGTTGAAGAGCATCTTCCCGGACAAAATCAGTACGAAATCCTTCGACGCAATATCATTGATCGTGTTGCGGATGATTATGACTTTATCTTTATTGATACCGGTCCACACCTGGATCCGTTCCTGCTCAACGGTCTGGCGGCCAGCGATTTGCTGCTTACCCCTACCCCACCAGCCCAGGTTGACTTCCACTCAACACTGAAATATCTCACCCGTCTGCCAGAAATGCTGGAGCAACTGGAGGAGGAAGGCGTAGAACCGCGTTTAAGCGCCAGCATTGGTTTTATGTCGAAGATGACCGGCAAGCGCGATCACGAGACATCACACAGCCTTGCGCGTGAGGTTTACGCCAGCAACATTCTGGACTCTTCTCTGCCTCGTCTGGATGGATTTGAGCGATGCGGCGAGTCTTTCGACACCGTAATCAGTGCCAACCCGCAATCGTATCCAGGCAGTGCAGAGGCGCTGAAGAAGGCACGAACCGAGGCCGAGCGTTTCACTAAGGCTGTGTTTGATCGAATTGAGTTTGTTAGGGGTGAGGCGGCATGAAAAAAATAGTTTCCCGTGGACGAGTGCTGGGCAAGAATAGCTCCGAGTTTGCTCGCATGCTTGAAGGCAGTGAAGGCACCAAAACCTTTACCCTAAAATCTGGCCGCCAGGCTAAATTTTTGCTTACCGTTGTGCTGAGTGGTGAGATTGAGTCGCGCACGTTCGTTGACCCGGCAGTTAACGGCCGCGATCAGTCTCTGCTCACCCCTGAGTCGGTAAGCGATATTTCCCGCACCATTAAATTGCAACAGTTCTTCCCGGCTATCGGTCGTATGGTTGGGGAGCGCATTGAGGTATTGGACGGATCACGTCGCCGCGCTGCGTGTATCTTCAATGAAACGAAATTTGAGATTCTGGTGACGAAAGATGAGATCAGCCTGGCGGATGCACGCCAGCTGGCCATTGATATCCAGACAGCCCGCGAACACACCCTGCGCGAACTGGGTAAACGCTTCGAGGTTATGTATGGTAAGAGCATGACCAAAGAAGAGATCGCCCGCGCTGAGAACATTTCAAAGGCTAAAGTTACGCGCGCGTTCCAGGCGGCAGCGGTGCCGGATGAGATGATTGCTGTCTTCCCTGTTGCCAGCGATCTCGCCCTGCCAGATTACCAGTTACTGCTCCAGATCTCCGAGGATGCCAACGCTAAAAGCGTGCCTATTGAAGAGCTGGTTGATACGGTGCGCGAACGAATTGCAGAGACTGAGGGCGCGAAAGAGGATAAAGCGAAGATACTGGCTATCTTCAAAGCGGAAAGCAAAAGCCTGAAGCCCGCGCCGGTTAAATCTGTGGTGGTTGAGAAGCTGCGAGACTTCTCTGACCGTCGCCAATATGCTCGAAAGAAGTCCGATCCGAAAAAACGGGTTGTCGCCTACGAGTTCTCCAGACTCCCGTCTGAAGTGCAAACTGAAATTGACGAAGCAATAAAAAAAATCATTGGGAAAATGTCTGCTGGGGAATAATCCCGCTGGTGGGAGGTGGTGTTAGCCCCTCCCCTTCCTAAAATGTCCCGCACCAATTTCATTGCTAACATTATGATTTGCATGTGTTTTTTAGGAGAATTTCAGACTGAAATTCCCACGATTTAACGCCTGCATTCACCGTCCACTTCCCCGCACAAAAAATTTAAAAAATTACTTTTCGCGAGAAAGTCAACAAGTGACTTTCAATAAAATCTCTTCCGAAAAGGGATTCACACAAGTGCCTTGTGTTTAAGGAAGAGTAACTTGAGTAACTTACGCGAATACCAGAATCGTATTGCAGATATCGCAAAACGCTCTAAAGCCGTTCTTGGCTGGGCAAGTACAGCACAGTTCGGTACTGATAACCAATTCATCAAAGATGATGCCGCGCGTGCCGCATCTATCCTTGAAGCTGCACGTAAAGACCCAATTTTTGCGGGTATCTCTGATAATGCCACCGCTCAAATTGCTACCGCGTGGGCAAGTGCACTGGCTGACTACGCCGCAGCACATAAATCTATGCCGCGTCCGGAAATTCTGGCCTCCTGCCACCAGACGCTGGAAAACTGCCTGATTGAGTCCACCCGCAATAGCATGGATGCCACTAATAAAGCGATGCTGGAATCCGTCGCAGCAGAGATGATGAGCGTTTCTGACGGTGTTATGCGTCTGCCTTTATTCCTCGCGATGATCCTGCCTGTTCAGTTGGGGGCAGCTACCGCTGATGCGTGTACCTTCATTCCGGTTACGCGTGACCAGTCCGACATCTATGAAGTCTTTAACGTGGCAGGTTCCTCTTTTGGTTCTTATGCTGCTGGTGATGTTCTGGACATGCAATCCGTCGGTGTGTACAGCCAGTTACGCCGCCGCTATGTGCTGGTGGCAAGCTCCGATGGCACCAGCAAAACCGCAACCTTCAAGATGGAAGACTTCGAAGGCCAGAATGTACCAATCCGAAAAGGTCGCACTAACATCTACGTTAACCGTATTAAGTCTGTTGTTGATAACGGTTCCGGCAGCCTACTTCACTCGTTTACTAATGCTGCTGGTGAGCAAATCACTGTTACCTGCTCTCTGAACTACAACATTGGTCAGATTGCCCTGTCGTTCTCCAAAGCGCCGGATAAAGGCACTGAGATCGCAATTGAGACGGAAATCAATATTGAAGCCGCTCCTGAGCTGATCCCGCTGATCAACCACGAAATGAAGAAATACACCCTGTTCCCAAGCCAGTTCGTTATCGCGGCTGAGCACACGGTACAGGCGGCGTATGAAGCACAGCGTGAATTTGGTCTGGACCTGGGTTCCCTACAGTTCCGCACCCTGAAGGAATACCTGTCTCATGAACAGGATATGCTGCGTCTTCGCATCATGATCTGGCGTACTCTTGCGACCGACACCTTTGACATCGCTCTGCCGGTTAACCAGTCCTTTGATGTATGGGCAACCATCATTCGTGGCAAATTCCAGACTGTATATCGCGACATTATTGAGCGCGTTAAATCTTCTGGTGCGATGGGGATGTTTGCTGGTGCTGATGCAGCATCTTTCTTCAAACAGTTGCCGAAGGATTTCTTCCAGCCAGCCGAAGACTATATCCAGACTCCGTATGTTCACTACATCGGTACCCTGTTCGGTAACGTGAAAGTGTACGAAGTACCTGCTGGTATTTGTAAGAACTTAACGACAGAGAACATTCAGTTCAGCTCGATGGATGTGCTGTGCTACGTCCGTGATGAAAATCCGGGTAAAGCAGGCTTCGTGACTGGTGATGCTGTCCCGGCTATCCCGTTCCAGCATCCGACCACTCCGGCGCTGGTCAACCGTACCACACTGTGGGGTTCGGCTATCAACGATATGCACCCACGCAACGGCGCTGATTACTTCACTCGTGTAACGCTGACAATGGCCAAAAAAGGCGGGCTTAACTTCATAAGCGGCGACACGATTGATGCCGGTGACTCTGAGTAATCAGGGGAAGTTCTCCGTTTAACATAGCGCCCCCGTGCGGGGCGCATAACAGGGAAAGTTATGTCTCAATATTCAATTCAACAGTCATTAGGTAATGCATCCGGCGTCGCGGTTAGCCCGATCAATGCCGATGCTACGTTATCTACCGGTGTTGCATTAAATAGCAGCTTGTGGGCTGGTATTGGCGTATTTGCGCGTGGCAAGCCGTTTACTGTTCTTGCGGTTACTGAGTCCAATTACGAAGATGTTCTCGGCGAACCGCTGAAGCCGTCTTCCGGCTCACAGTTCGAACCAATTCGCCATGTGTACGAAGCTATTCAGCAAACGTCTGGTTATGTTGTCCGTGCTGTTCCGGATGATGCGAAGTTCCCGATTATTATGTTCGATGAATCAGGCGAACCGGCTTACAGTGCGTTGCCATATGGTTCTGAAATTGAACTTGATAGCGGCGAAGCCTTTGCTATCTACGTTGATGATGGTGATCCGTGTATTTCACCTACCCGTGAGTTAACCATCGAAACGGCAACAGCGGACAGCGCGGGTAATGAACGCTTCCTCTTAAAACTGACCCAGACGACTTCGCTCGGTGTGGTAACGACCCTGGAGACACACACTGTGTCTTTGGCGGAAGAAGCGAAAGATGACATGGGCCGCTTGTGTTATCTGCCTACGGCTCTGGAAGCCCGTTCTAAATATCTGCGCGCGGTTGTTAATGAAGATCTGATTTCTACAGCGAAAGTAACAAACAAAAAATCGTTGGCGTTCACTGGTGGTACCAACGGTGATCAGTCGAAAATCTCAACCGCTGCGTACCTGCGTGCGGTGAAAGTGCTGAACAATGCGCCGTACATGTACACCGCTGTTCTTGGCTTGGGCTGCTATGACAATGCGGCTATCACCGCATTAGGTAAAATCTGTGCAGATCGCCTGATTGATGGCTTCTTTGATGTCAAACCGACATTGACGTACACGGAAGCGATCTCTGCTGTTGAAGATACCGGTTTACTTGGTACCGATTATGTAAGCTGTGCTGTCTATCACTTCCCGTTCTCCTGCAAAGACAAATGGACCCAATCCCGTGTGGTCTTCGGTCTGTCTGGCTCGGCGTATGCGGCGAAAGCTCGTGGCGTCAAGAAAAACTCTGATGTCGGCGGTTGGCATTACTCACCGGCTGGTGAAGAACGTGCCGTCATTGCTCGTGCGTCAATTCAACCGCTGTATCCGGAAGATACCCCGGACGAAGAAGCAATGGTCAAGGGCCGTCTCAATAAAGTATCTGTTGGCACCTCTGGCCAGATGATCATCGACGATGCTTTAACTTGCTGCACGCAGGATAACTATCTGCACTTCCAGCACGTCCCATCCCTGATGAATGCAATCAGCCGTTTCTTTGTCCAGTTAGCCCGACAGATGAAGCATAGCCCGGACGGTATTACTGCGGCTGGTCTGACTAAAGGGATGACCAAACTTTTAGATCGCTTTGTCGCCTCCGGCGCTCTGGTGGCTCCTCGTGATCCTGATGCTGACGGTACAGAACCGTATGTGCTGAAAGTTACGCAGGCGGAATTCGATAAATGGGAAGCAGTCTGGGCCTGCTGCCCGACTGGCGTAGCCCGTCGTATCCAGGGCGTACCGCTGCTTATTAAGTAAGGGAATACAATGAGCAAAAACTTTTTTCAATCCGGGGCATTTTTGGGGAATGGACTGTCCCGTTTCGCTTTGAACTCTGATCCTGTGCAGCTGATGGAGTCTGCCCGAGCAAGCGCCGAACCGCCAACAGATCCGGTTATTAATAATAATCCGGAACCGGCGGCACAGACTAACGATAACGTTCCATCTGATCCGGCTCCTGAGCAAATCCTGGAAGAGAAAGACGGTAAAGAATGGACCGTTGAACAGGCGCACCAGATGATTCTGGAAGCTGCAAATCGAAGTGCGATGCAGAATGCGTTGAGTGATGCGGCCGACGCCGTTTTCGCCTGGGCTGATAGCGGTGATCTGACTTTCGACTCCCTTGATGGTTTCATTCAGGCTATCGCTGGTATCTCTGATGACGACGACTCCGAAGTTACAGAAGAACAGGACGATGCCTATAACGAAGCATGGGCAAATGTTGCTGACTTCCTCGCAGCATGCGGTGTAGATGATGACATGATCGAAGCACTGGCTGACGATGAAGACGACGACGCTGCTGCTGATGTTGGTGCCTCTATCGCTGGTTTAGATAGCGACGACCGCGACGAACTGGAAGCGGCGTTTGTTGTTGCTGGCACTTCTGATGAAATGCTGACTGAAGCATTTAAGAAGGTTGTTCGTAACGGTGAGATCAAACTCATCCGTAAACGCCTGCGGAAAAAACGTCTGACTGCGGCTCAAAAATCGGCGCTGAAAAAAGCGCGTCGAAAAGCCCAGACCGGCGCGGCAAAACTTGCCCGCAAAAAGTCAATGAAACTGCGCCGTAAGCGCCTTGGCTAAAGGAGGAGGCCGGAGAACTCCGGCCTTTAACTTGAATGGCACCTATACCTTATGGGGTTTACAGCCAGGCTGATGGTGTATCGCCATTTCTGAAAGTTACTTTAACGAACTCTCAGTACCAGGTTACCGGATATATCAGCCAGGGGGCAGCAATGAACATGGCCCAGAATTGGGAAGCGCCGTTTACCGGTATGTCCATGGGGTCTGTTGCTGGTGCTTTCAGTGGTTTTGCGCAGGTTGGTACTGAAACAACGTCGGTGGCCCGTTGGAACAGCTTAATGGTTTGGGAGGGGGGAACACCGCCGACTTTCACGCTGCCAGTAACTTTCATCGCTTTGTTTGACCCATTCACGGAGGTTTCAGGAGCTATCGCCGCATTGTCAGCGATGATTAGCCCGGAACTTAAAGATGCCAGTATTGGTGGTCGAATCCCGGAGCGTGTGACGCTAAACATTGGTCGCCGGATCAACATCATTGATGTCGCTATCCAGGACATAAGTTTCGATCTCGATGCACCCAGGGACAGCAATGGGCATTTCCTGAAAAACACCGTCAACCTCCAGTTGACCGGTTCTTCGATATATAACAGCTCCGATATTGTTCGGGCGTTCCAGTAAAAGGATTTTATATGGGGCACAATAACACTAAGGGAAACCGTAAATTTATTAAGGGCCGCTATACTGCCAACGCGGCCAAAGGCGAACGACTGGTATCTTCTGAATTCCAGCTCACTTTTGCAGGCCATGAAGATATCAGCGTACTGGTTCGCACGTCGCAAATTCCTGAAATGACCCGCGAGGATGTGGAGGACTATGGTCCGAATGGTGTGAAGTTCAACCAGCACGGTCCAATTCGAAACTCTGGGGAAATCCAGGTCCAGTGCGTGGAGACTATCGAAGGCGATATTCTTCAGTTCATTAAAGATCGCATTGCGGCGAAGGACTATGTTGATATCACGATGGCTGCTACCCCTGAATCCAAATCTTCCGGGGTTAACGCTGTGACAAAAGCTGCTACAACAATTGAAATGTTGGACTGCAAAATCTACAGTGATGCAATCGACTTTAGTACCGAAGATGTGACTGCCGCTGTGCGCCCGTCACTTCGTATCGTCTACAACTGGATTGAGTGGGATTAAGTGTTATCCCTTGTACTTTTAATCTTCTTCGGGGGAGGTTTACCTCCCCTTGATACAACCGCATTCCACCGCCTAGCGAATAGAGTAAAATAACATCTTGTAAATACTCTGGTATGAAGTGAGTGTAAACTAACAGTTACCTATTAATAAATACTCCTATACTTTTCTACCTTAAATATTTAGTATGCACATGGTTAAATTTATGTAGCGTCAAAGTTTGTGAAGGCAAGATGTCCGTTAATCTTTGTCGAAGCATATATGGTTCTAGGAAGTATTGGCTTATTTAAGAGGAATGTCATGTTACGTATCAATGATATGAGCAATATTATTGTAGGTATTTACAGCAAAAAAAATGAAGAAAAATCATTTGAGTATATGTACTCTTATCTGACAAGGAAAACAGCTTATTTAACACGTGAGTTTATTCGTGATGGTAATCAGGATAAAGAATTATTAAAAAATACCTATATAGAAGCATTGTCTTGGCTTTTTGCAATCTGTGATAAACTTGAAATACAACCACAGGAAGCATTTTATAAAAAATTTCCTAGTTGCTGTCCTTATTGCTTAGGGGCGCCTTGTTCCTGTTCTCAAACACACAGAAAGCCAGAGAAAATAAGAAGCGCAAAAGGAATTAAAGATGAGCTTTTCAATAAATATAACGCTATTAAACCTATGCAATTTCCGCCTTATGCGCCACGAATGATTAATGACATCTATCCGTCGAATAGAACCATTTGGTCTACTTTTGGTGGGTTTTATCATTCATCCAGGTTATTCGAAGAGTTGGGTGAGTTGCAAGAGGCTTATGCTAAATCAATTGAAGATAAAAATTACAACAAAGAAAATCTTCATGAAGAGTGTGCTGATATATATGCTTGGTTGTTTTCTTTATGGGGGATTATTTTTAAAGATGATGATCTTGGCGAGGCGTTTGAAAGTTATTATCTAAATGGTTGTCCTGTCTGCAATAAAAGAGAATGTGTTTGTGTCAGTTATTCAGGGAAGATTAGTAAAACTGATGAGAAAAGAGCATCATTGGAAAAACTTAAACAAGAGTTAGAACTTCTCTTGAAGGATGAGACGACAGGTGAGTTTAAGGAGAATTTAGAGTCTGCTATATCTGCAATTAAAGATGCGATAGACTCAGGAAAAGATGCAGATAGCAGAAGAACTTTATCGGAAGTCGAAAGTGTTCTTGACTCAATCGAAAAAAATTCAGCCAAGATGTCTAGTGTGGCAAGTAACGCTCTTAATGTTTTTAATGTAATCAGTAAGCTATTCCAATAATGGTGCCCACCGGTTTGTTAGAAAATGAACCGGTGTTGTATTATTTATTATTAAATTAATTTTAATCCTAATAGATGGATGTTTGTTGTGGATATAATTTGTTTAAGTTTTAGGTGTATTTTTCCATATATAATCTAGGTGGTATTAGCGAAGCAAGTATGGAATTTTGTTAACAGCTAGATATTTCTGAAAGTCATCATGTCGCGAAGGCTATTGGGAGATATGGTCTGAATCTTTGCATGATGTGAAATAACTCCTTCTACTTCATTGTGTTTTACACTATTGGGGAGAAAAGGGTGCATTGAGGTTACCAGACACACGAAGAGTGGCGGGGATCACTCCCCGCCAGGTCTCTTACCTTTCAGATTCGTAGGCTGTGAAGACAGTGACCTCCGTCTGGCCGGTTCGGATTCGTACCTCGCAGAGGTCTTTCCTCGTTACCAGTGCCGTCACAATGACGGTTAAACAGATGACGATCAGAGCGATTAACATCGCTTTTTGCTGCTTCATAGCCTGCTTCTCCTTGACCTTTTGGTCGGTAAGAGGCTAATCTACGTATGCTAAGCATAGATATGGCCTCAGATTAATGTTAAGCGTCTTGCAGGACGCGTAATGTTATCTGGGGCTTTCTTCTATCTGCTTTTCGGGTCATGCCTGAAGCAGATAGCCTCAAGCACCCGCAACGATTGTATCAATGTCTGGCTTTTTTTCTATAGAAATCACCTGGAAGGGTGAATATCCACATCAGAAGAAATGTTGCAGCAAACATGATCCCTAATGGCCAGACCGCGCCAAAGAAAATCCATACTAAGATCTCCTCTGCTCGTTCTTTGCGGTCGATATCGACAAGCATTTTTCGGCTGATCATGTATACACAGAAGCCAATACAAACATATCCTGCAAAAGCGATCGCTAACTGTAAAAAATCAGATTGCATCTCCGACCTCAAACTGAAAACGCCAGGTGACTCCAGATTAGAGCAATCTATCACCCCCTGAATCCTGCCGGTATACCCCATTTTTCGTTATCTTTATTTTTGGCTAAAACCGCATTAAGAGCTTCGTTTACCGTCATGCAATGCGGTAGATTATCGAAGTTTGATATCCCGCCAATATCAGGCGAACGCTTGTTCTTCAGGTAAGCATATTTCCGCGCAGCCGCCTCTACTTTCTGCTTGAACTCATGTTTTTGAGCGCGTTTTTTGGATAACCGCAGATTGTCAGCCTTTGCTTTTGCCTCAGCGATCCATGAAGTCAATTTTTTGAGTCTTGTCGTTCCGGCACCGCCGGAAACTGATCTTTTTGTTTTTTTAACTTGTGACTTCTTATTCTTTATTGCCACGTCATCCTGACAGGGGGAGGGGGTATCATTTTGACATGGGGGTGTGGATAAAAAATCAAATAAAGCCAATGTCTTAGCGAGAACAGCTTTAACCTTGGTTGCGGCTGAAGAGATCTTTAATTTGCTTTCAATCAGCGCGTTTTTAGCGTGTTGTGCGAAGGCCAAAAAGGATGGTGTAAACCGGTACAGGTTAGCGCGGCGTTCACGGTGATCGCCGATAACAATCTCTACCGACAGGATTCCTTTGTTTACAGCTTCACGGAATGCGCGAACGACGGTTGATTGGCTATAACCAGTTTCTGCCGCGATCATGCGGTGAGGCTTGTGAATGAAGTATTCACTGGTTGTTGCCGCGAGATTTGCACATTGCGACAGGATATGCCCGGCGCTACGGGATAGACCGGAGTGTGTTACAAAGCAGGCCAATTCATAGCCAGAAAAAGTAAAATCGCTCATCGTTATACAGCTCAGGAAAGTGACTTTAGCCAGCATTACAATGCTGGTGGTTCTTACTACGTCTGTTAGCGCGTAGCCGCGACATGTACCAGCACACCAGCATCAAGCAATCGCTTCATTAGCCACTGCTGACCTTTGCCGGTTATACGAGTCGTGAAAGAAATCCTGCTTCCGTTGCTTGTATCGATCACGGTTTCTTTGAGGGTGAAGTACCCACGGGATATGTATTCTTGTTTGGGGACGTTCCTGCGTTCACCGGTTGCGATCAGAATTCCGTTATCACGCAACCAGGTGAAGAGATAGTTTTGGCCCAGGCCGAGCACTTTGGCATAGTTGCCGATTAGAACCCCGCTGGCGGTAGCAACGCGTTCGGCGAATTCGACTTTAGGCGCATCCATAAGCATTTTTTGCTCCAGCCGTTGCTTTTGCTCTGCCAGGTCGGCAGCCAAACGGAGAGCTTCAGGGAGACTCTGCGGAATAGCAGGTTGCAATCTTCCGGCTCGATAGTCGATAAATGTCTGGTTTACCTTCAGCCGAAACGCGGGAGAAATCCAGCCTGCGTACTCCACAGCGAGCAATTCATGGGCAAACGTACCGCCGCCACGGCCTTCGAACGAAACTATGCAATTCTGCATAGTTTCTTTTTCAAGCTCTTCGATGAGCTGTTTGGCTGACAGCGTTCTTAGCCATTGAGCTGGCGCTTTATGGGCACCGAGTCCGCTCGCTCTGTGTAGAGCATTAAGGTTGTAACGGCCAGCGCGGTCGGTCGTAATTTCAACACCACAAATAACAGGCAGAGTGGTTGAAGGATCGACATTTTGATGAAGGTTTGATATATTCATATCCGCATTGAATGTTTGTTGCATTTTTTCTCCAAATTTGCATCAACCTTCAATCACCAGCTCGAAATGGTGATTCTTTGCACTTAGAAAACGAAATTTATTAGAGCAAATTTTTCTGACTCGATCCAGATCGGGTTGGTCGATCTGCTCAGAAACCTGCCAGTTTGCTGGCAGGTTTTTTCTTTTGTTAACCTATTGCTACTGGTTTTAACAAACCAGCATCAAGTAGCTTGCGAGTTAACCACTGCTGGCCTTTACCCGTTAATTGGGGCGTCAGCCGTATCTGGTAGCCATTTTCATCATCCAGCACCACTTCTTTCACCGTGAAATACCCGGCGTTAATGTACTGCTGGCGCGGTACGTTTTTGCGCGCACCAAAAGCCATGAGAATGCCGTTCTGGCGCAACCATGAGAAAAGGGCGTTTTGCTTAAGTCCAACGACCTTTGCAAAGTTCCCGATCAGGATTCCATTAGCCGCTGATACCCGGTCGGCAAAATCGACTTTAGGGGCTGCGGCCACCAGCTGTTGTTCCAACTGCATTTTCTGTTCTGCCAACTCGGCAGCCAGGCGTAGAGCGTCTGGTAATGTTTGGGGGATCGATGGGGCAGGGGAGTTTGCCTGCTGCAATTCTTCCAGTTTGTCGATCAGCGAACGGCGGACTGCTTTTGACTCGCGCGCGGCGACTCGCAGGGCTTGTTTGTAGGTCATGGTTATGACAACCATAGGCGTACCGCCACCTGGCGGCACGGTTGCACTTTTTGTGTAACCGTCCTCACCTTCTAATTCGTCGAGTATTTTTTTGATGAATTTGTTGTTCCGAACCTCTGGTTCCCCACATAACTTACGCGCTTCATTGACCATCTTTAACAGCGTCTGGCTGTCGATTGTGTCTCCAGTGTTGGAGATAACATTCACAGCTGGTGATGGCGTAGCTGAAGCAAAAGATGCTGGTTTTTTAACATTCAAATTATTACTGGTCATTCTATGTGCCTCCTTTCTCATTTCTGCTGCCACCGTTGCGTAACGTAGACGTCCTTGTTCAATCAAATAATCCCTGATCTCGGCTATCAGTAGCCTGTTGATCACAGCCTTATCTGTTCGGGTATAAAAACGTCTGGTTATCATGAAATAGTTGGCAATTGCGCCGGGGATCTCCCGTGTCGGCATACAGGCAGTATGCAGGGCGATCGCTTCGGCTATGTCATTACGGGTGACGAGAGGTTTTTTCATAAAACCCCCTGAACGTCGGAAGAGAAGGGGAGGTTCCAGTAACTAAGTGAATTGCGCGAGTTAGTTGAAAAACGGGCAGTAAAAATGCAGGGGCCATCAGGCAATTGAGAGCGTGCTTCGTCTTCTGTTGCTGCGATGACGAAGTGATAGTGGTGTTTTTTGCAGGAATAGAAACGCCAGATGAATTCTTGGCGTGCGCAAGGATTGGCATTAACCATAGTTACGGCCTCACAATCAGGTTTAACAACCTGCTACCCGCTGCTAAACAGGTGGCAGGACGTGACGGGGTTAGCAGACTGGCGATTGTGAAACCAGCAGGCCGAAGCCTCCCCATCACGCCCCACCATAATTTGGGCGTAACGCGGTTTTACGGACACAAAAATACCGCAATATCGGATATCTGCGGCTGTCCGCACAATCATTCAGGCTGCTAAACCCGGTCGCAGAATTTGCTACGACGGCGAAACTATAAGCCTGAACGATTAAAAGGTCAATATGATGCAAAAAGATAGCATTCGCGACTTAAAAATACAAATTTATTAGAGCAGATTAGCGTCGTGCAATAG